CAGCACGAGGAGGTGACCTGCCTCGTCATCGACATGCGCGCCGTCAACGGCGTGGATGCGAGCGGCGCGGCGCGCGTTTGGTATGTCCGATTGTGGAATTACGCGGTCGGCACGCCCGAAGACGCGATCGTCACGCTGCGCTTTTCGGACCTTCAATCGGGCTACGGCCTGCCGGGCGAGCCGGTTTATCCGTCGGATATCGACCGGATGTTCGTCAGCCTCGTGCCCGCATCCTTCGTCCCCGACAGTACGCAGACGCTTCCCGCGCGCAGCGAAGGCTGGGGGGAAATGAGCGACATCGCCTGCCATGGCGAGCGCGCGATGCTGGCCATCGGGGACGTCATGCTGCCCGCCCACGGCGAGGGGATCGCCACCGCCTACGACGACAGTTTCAACCAGACGCCCGCGCGCCTGCTGCGCACGGTGGAAGCCCTCGGCTATCGCGACCGGATCGTCCATTATGTCGGCATGAGCCATTATTTCCGGCTCGAACCGTCGGGCGGCGGCCATTACGTCAGCCTCGCGGGCGGCGTGCTGTCGCGCGTGTGCGAAGCCTGGCACCGCGCCTTCGCTGCCGAGGCCATGGCGCGCGATTTCACCGTGATCTGGTCGCTATCCTACGAACTGTTCGACGCACATTGCTGGAACGACTGGAAGCAGCGCGCCCATGACGGATCGCCTGCGCTGACCGGGTGGGTGCCGCCATCGACGCTGCTTTCGCCCGCGCATGACGGCGCGATGGGCTATCTGCGCCAGGTCGCCGCCGCTTTCGTGGCAATCGCGCTGGATGCCGGAATGTCGGTCGAATTCCAGATCGGTGAGCCGTGGTGGTGGGTCCAGCCCGAAGGCCGCAAGCCCTGCCTCTACGATGACGCCGCCAGAGCGGTTTTGGGCGACACGGCCACACCCATCACCG